AGATTTAGGAATGGATTTCTCTGATAACAATCCTGAGTGGGAAATGACTCCAAAAGGTGAAATGTTAGAACTTAACATGTTAAACCCTACAGTAGAAGGAGAAAGAATCAGAGTAGCTGTTAATGAAACTACTGAGCCAGATGCATATCAAGCAGATCATATTGAAACTGCAGCTAAACGTAAAGGTAAAGATGGAGAATTCATAAAGCATAATGGAGAATATATCTTTAGCAATACTCTAGTAGTAATTACTAATGAAGTTATTGAGCATACATTATTAGAAGCTGATGTTGAAAAAGCTAGAGTAATTAAAGACGTTATAGCAGAAAAGTCTATGGTTACTGATGAGTACGGTATATAATACTAATTAAATATAAGTGCAGGGAGAAATCCCTGTACTTTTATTACCTAAAAGAATAAAATTATGGCTAAACAAGAAATACTATTTGCTAAAAATGGCAGTAATGCATCTAGACAAGAAGCATATGAAGTAAAATTACCAAAAACAATACAACATGTTTCTCCATTTGAAATGCAGTTTGGAATGAAACAGCCTTCACAATATAGATGTAGACATGGAGAACCAGAATCAGTAGGAGTTGAGTCAACATCTATACCAGGATTTGGATATACTAATAATGTAAGATTATGATATACTTAGTAAACGACACATTAAAAAGAAAAAACTTTAATCATGCAACAATACAAGATGTTGTAGATTATTGTAAAGATAAAACCATATTATCTGTTGACACAGAGACTACAGGTCTTGATTATACAAAAGATTATGTCACCTTATTTCAGATAGGAGATAAAGAAAAACAATTTCTTATAGACACAAGAGAGGAGTCTCCTTCTTATGAAGGTTACTATAGTATGAGTCATTTAAAAGATATACTACAAAGTAAAGAAATAGTAAAAATATTTCATAATGCTAAATTTGATGTTAATTTTATAAGATCTAGTTTTGATATAATATGTGAAAATGTTTATGACAGTATGTTAACAGAAAAAATACTAACTTGCGGTAAAGGCTTGTCAGTATCTTTAGCAAACACTTTAGAAAGAAACCTTAAAATAACAATGGACAAGACTCAACAGTCTAGTTTTATTGGACATACAGGAGACTTTACAGAACCACAATTAATATATGCAGCTAAAGATGTTGAATATTTAATTGATTTAAAAGCTAAACAAGACATAAAAATAAAAACATATAATCTTCAAAATACAGTAGATTTAGAAAATGAAGCTGTATTAGCATTTGCAGATATAGAATATAATGGATTAGAATTAGACTCAGAAGAATGGTTAAAGTTAGCAAACAATGCTATTAATAAAGCAGATGAGTATCAAGAAGAATTAGATAAACATGTGATGAACATGGAAGAATTGAAACAGTTCATACCTGAGCATATACAAGGAGATTTATTCTCTGATGTATCCACTTTACGTAAGGTAAATGTCAAATGGACATCACCAAAACAAGTTTTAGAAGTTCTTAGAGGGATTATACCAAAACTTGATAACGTAAATGGGAAAGATATGCTTAGGTATGCTTTTCAATTTGATATAGTACAGACTTACATTAAATATAAAGAACAGATGAAAATCTATTCTTCTTATGGAGAGAAGTTTATGACTAATCTAAAATCTGATGGTAAGATACATACAAGCTTTAATCAAATATTAGATACTGGGAGAGTTAGTAGCTCACGCCCTAACATGCAACAGATACCAGCAGACAACGCATTTCGTAATTGTTTTATTGCGCCTGATGGTTGGAGTTTTGTATCAGCAGATTATTCTAGTCAAGAGTTAAATGTAATAGCATACGGTAGTAAAGATCCTGTTTGGATTGAAGCATTGATTCAAGGACAGGATTTACATAGTACATGTGCTGAGTTAGTATATAAAGAGAAATGGACTGACGTAGCAGAGGCTGATTGCTCTTATATGAAAGACAAGTCTAAATGTAATTGTAAAGCACATAAGAAACTTAGAACTAATGTTAAGACTATTAACTTTGGTTTGGCTTATGGTATGGGTGCTAATAAGCTATCAGAAACTTTACAGATAGATAAGAAAGCTGCAGAACAGTTGATTGAAGACTATTTCACAGCATTTCCGTCTATCAAAGGATTCTTAGATAAGCTAGCTAATTTTGGTAAACAGTTTGGTTATATTAAAACTTTCCCTCCTTATAATAGAAGAAGATGGTTTGTTAACTGGTTTCCTAAGATGTATAACTCGAGAGAAAATAGTCAAGAGTTATCGTCTATTGAGAGAGCTAGTAAGAATACACCTATTCAAGGAGCTAGTGCTGACATGACTAAGAAAGCTTTAATACTTATACGTGATTACATTGGTACACATGATGATGCACCTGTTAAGATAGTTATGACAGTGCATGATCAAATTGACACTATATGTAAAGATGAGTATATCCCACACTGGGAGAAAGCTATTAAATCATTAATGGAAGAAGCTGCTAATGAAGTAGTTACAAATGGTCTGTTAAAGGCTGAAGTAACAGTTAGTAGTTGTTGGGAGAAATAAGTATTACGAAGGGGTGGACATAAAGGCGCTTTTGCCATGAGATTAATACTCTTGTCCACCCTGGAGTATTTTAATAATTTAAATAAATAAATATGAAAACAAGACATCATGTAGCTGTACAAATGGAAGAAGAGCAGCAATGGCAAAAGGATAATGGTCCTATTGTAAAGACTGCAGATGAACTATGGAAATATAGTGGAGAGACTGAAAAAGATTCTACAAAGTTAATAGAAGAAGATATTGAACAAAAAGAAAGAATAGTATTATTAGATAATAATATATATTCTGTATTGTCAGAGAAAAGGTCTAGGATTCTTGCTTATTGGTTATCTCATTTAGATACACCTATGAAAGACATAGCTGAAATAGTAGGCTGTCAACCAGCTACTGTAACCAGAACTGTAGCTAAATATTTAACTAAATTTAAAGAAATAAGAAATAAATAAAATGAAATTATATGAAACTAAAGATAAAGAACAGAGGCGTGCACTTAACAATTGGCACAATAATGATTACTGCGGTACTATTATTGCAGGGACAGGGTTTGGTAAGTCACGTTGTGGCGTTATGGCTATTAATCATGTTCTCAATACCCTTGGTGGTACTAGAGCTCTTGTCTTGGTCCCAACGACACAGCTTAAGGATCAGTTCAAAGAGGAATTTAAAAAATGGGACTGCGAAGATTGTTTGGAAAAGGTCGAAGTAGTATGTTATCAATCAGCTTATAAACTTAAAAATGAGCACTATGATATAGTAGTATGTGATGAAATTCATTTAGGTTTGTCTAATAAGTACAGACAATTCTTTAATAACAACGTGTATGATAGAATCTTATGTTTAACTGCTACACCGCCTGAAGAGCCGATGTATAAGTTGCATCTTTATTCATTAGCTCCTATAATCTATACATTAACATTAGATGAGTGTGTAGCTATGAAATTAGTAGCTCCTTATGAGATATGTTGTATTCCTTTAGAGTTAACAGAAGACGAAAGAATAGAGTATAAAAAAGTCAATAATAAGTTTGTAGAACATAAAATGGCTTTAGATCCTGATGCTTTTCAGTATGCTAAAATAGCTTTAAGTAGTTCAAGTGTTAGTTATGAAATGAAAGCACACGCTGCTGGATTTTATAAAACTATAAGAGAACGTAAAGCTATTGTAGATAAAGCTCACAATAAAATATCTAAATTTAAAGAGATAGTATATTCTAACTTAGACAAGAAAATTATAACCTTTGGAGGTTTAAATGACTTTACAGATATGCTTGCTCAGAGCGTTTCACCTCTAGCTGAAGTATATCATAGTAAAATAGCAACTAAGAAGAAGAGAGAAGCTCTAAGACGCTTTAAAGAAGGTGAAGTAAATATATTATGCTCTACTAAAGCTTTAAATCAAGGATTTGATATACCCAATGCTAATCTAGGTATAATATGCGGACTAACGTCTAAATCATTATCTATGATACAGAGAGTTGGTAGACTAATTAGATATGAAGAAGGTAAGATTGGTAAAGTGTATGTATTATATGTAAAAGACTCTCAAGAAGAAAAGTGGCTTAAGAATGCAGTGTATGATTTAAAGGGTGTAAAATGGTTATAATAAAAACTTTAATAAGAATAGGAAGTATGGATAAATTATGTATATTTGCATTAATGTTCCGTTCAACTGTAAAAGAATCCTTTATAATATGAAAATAGAAATAGAATTTGATGTACTTACAGACACTAAAATGTCTGCTGATGATTATACCTATTTGTATATAATATATAAAAAAGGATTTACTCTGTTAAACAACCTTAATCTTAAACCAGATTTAGAAAGATTGCAAAGAGAAGGATATGTAAAGCTCGGTGAATCTCCTGCTAGTCACACGATTAGACAAGAGTTCATCGACCTTTTCATCTCTGATTTTGATGCAATGTTTACTGAGTTGTGCGGTACATATCCATTTAAAGTTAATTCTCCCGGAAGAGGTGTTAGAGTGTTACATGCTATTGATCCAGACGCTAAGTCTAATGTAAAAGCAAAAAACAAGTATAAATCTATTGTAGCTGGTAAAGCTCACAAGCACAGATCTATTATGAATTGCTTAGACAAACAATTAACTGTAGATAAACATAATTTAGGGTATCTGCAGAATTTAGAAGTCTGGTTAAACAACCATACTTGGGAAAAATACGAGAATTTAAACGAACAACAACAAACAGAAAATGGAGAACAAGGACAAAGGCCAAGAATTACAAGAACTCTTTAAATCTAGAGGGTTCTCAAGCATAAAAAAATCAGTAGATACATCCGTTAATGACGTAAGAATGGGTATGCTGGGAAAACGAAAAGTGTTACCAACTAAATGGAATCGCTTGAATAAGAACTTACTAGGTGGATTACAGCCTGGTAAAATGTATGTCATAGCAGGACGACCTGGAGTAGGTAAATCAGCATTTTCAAACCAACTTATATTTGATTTATTAGACAATAATCCTAATAAAAAGTTAATAGTATTATATTGGAGTTTCGAAATGCCTGGTCACCAACAAATACTCAGGGCCGGCTCTAAAGACGTTAAGAAACAAGTATTAGATTTATTATCTGTAGAAACTAAATTATCTGAAGAAGAGTATGAATTATATAAAGAGAAGGTAGAAGTATATAAGAAGTACCCTATTCTATTTAATAACATACCTAGAACTATAGATTATATTAAAGATACTTGTGTTGATATGACTAATTCGTTACCTGATCGACTAATTATCAATGTATTTGATCACAGTAGATTAGTAGCGGGTAATTATAATAATGAGTTAGAGAAACTTGATAAATTATCTAAAGGATGTATGTGGATGCAAGCTAAGATGGGAGTTATTAATATACTTTTATCTCAACTTAATCGTAACATAGAACAGGAGCATAGAGCTAAAGCTCAATATCAGCCATTACTAACAGATTTATTTGGAGGTGATAGTGTTGGTCAAGATGCACATGTTGTTATGATGTTACAACGACCTTATGATTTATACGGTATTACAGAACTTTATTGTAATCACGATCCAGTAGGATTGTTAGCAGTACATATAGAGAAAAACAGAGATGGCTTATTAGGTATGCTTCCGTTTGAGGCAGACATGAGTACATTTACAATTAATGAACGAACTAAAACTAAATAATTATGATGGAAACAACTATAATAGCCGTAACTTTTGGGTTTGGCTTTTTAACAGGAATGGTGCTTGGAGTAATAGCTATGCTTAAACCTTTAAGACAAGTTCAATTAGAGCTAGAAGCTTATAAAGTAGCAGCAACACCTGACGAAGAATGCAGAGTTACTGCTCATGAATAGAAATATAGTAGTAATCTGGCCTAGTAGCACAACTTAGCCTAGACTTGTTGTCAGGCTTTAACATTGAATCGATTTTTCAGTATTTTTTATTAAAGGCCAGTGATCTATGAACATGCAAACAAGGATTAGTAATATGGCAGAGCTATTAAACATCTATCCTAATCCGACCGTGGCGTAACCTTGTGGCCCGTGTTTTACCCGTTTAAACAATTTAAAAAAATAAATATGATAACAAATGTCGTAATACCCTTACTATTACTTATATCTACTGTATTAATTATACTTAACATTAAGAAAGGAACTATAAGTAATCAAAGAAACTTAGAATTATTAAATAAAATGAATAAAATAAATAACCATGGAACTACCAAACGAAAAGGTTAAGGCGAGCCGTAAATCACCAAAAAACATGATAATATATGGAGCGCC